CGTTTTTTTAATTATAGTTTTAATCATATTCATCGTAGCCCTCCAATTATCATCCCAATTTCTTGTCTGGTTATTCGCACCGTCTACATCGCCAACGCTAATCGATGGGATGATTGATTCTAAACAAATGATGCGTATACCACAAAATCCGGCGGTAAAAGGATCAATTCCTATCCTAAGGTCTGTGAATGACACAGATGGTTTGGAATTTACATGGTCTGTTTGGATATATGTCGACGATATAACATACAATGACGACAACTATAGGCATATATTTCATAAAGGGAACGACGGAATTATTGTATCTGGCGGCGCGATGACCGGAATGAATACGCCGAACAATTGCCCTGGGTTATACATTGCACCAAAAACAAACAGCTTAGTTGTGGTGATGAGTACATTCGAAAACCCTATGGAAGAAATGACTATTGGCGACCTGCCTTTAAATAATTGGGTGAATGTAATAATTCGAGTTAGCAATCAAACGCAATTTGACGTATATATTAACGGCGTTTTAACTAAACGCAACCAACTGGCGAGTGTACCAAAACAAAACTACGGAGATGTATATGTTTCGATGAACGGAGGATTTTCTGGATTCACTTCAGACCTGAAGTATTACAACACTGCCATAGGTACATATGATATACAATCAATCGTCGACGGTGGACCGAATACCAATGTAATCGGATCGTCTAACATTAACGTCAAGGATTCACGATATTTATCATCTAGATGGTATTACAATCAAACGCAATAAATTATACGATGCTATCTATCAATATTTTGAGATTACTCATTTCTGTGTTAATTAGTTTGTATGATTTTGCTATCATATCATATACTTCCGCCCGCGTCTTAGTCTCTATAATTTCAATATCCTCTACCGGTATATCGCATTTTTGAAATAGTTTGATTTTTTTAGAACCTAACACTTCTTCTATTTTTGGGAATTGTATCGTATGGTTTAATTTCTCTCTCGATTTTATCATTTCGGAAAGTTTAAGTTCGAAATCTGTATCACTATCAGTATATTTATCTCTAAAGTCTATTCCAACAGGGATCTTTGGTTGTGAGTGTAAATCAAATTCGACCTTCTTTTTTATCACATCTTTATTAAACGCGTCGATTCTATCTTTAGCTCTAGTATCAATTTTGGGAGAAGGTATAACTTTGTCTTGATTTATTCTTTTAACAAAAAGAGATAATGCATGTTTATTTAAATTTAATAAAGTATCTTCTTTATTCTGACCGACTTCGTTAATTATATTCTCAAAAATTGTTTGTATTTCGACAACTCTTATTTGGTCGATATTCGTAAATGTGTTATTTTTATACAGTGTATCCCATAGCATAGCTTTGTTTTTGATTGAACCGAATGAATTTTCCATAATATATGTATAATATGTTCTTATTTATATATTTAATATAATTTTTATAATGAAAATTATATTAAATACCTATAATCATAGTATCTCCGCTTATAATATTTTTTAAAGTTTTTGTGTATTATTATAATAAAAGTTTAATAATAATAATAATATCTTATTATAATAATAATGGATTATCTCAACAATTTACTTGTCGGACCGTTGAACAAACTGAAAACCGCTGGAATCATACTTGGGTCGTTATGTGTAGGTATTATAGCAGTTTCTAGTGCGCTATTAATCTCTCATAGCATTATGTCGACGGAAAGCAGCTCTAGTACACCTAACCCAATATTACCACTACGACTCTTGCGTATAAGCTCTACCACCCCTAATGTCACCATCAGTCACATAGTGTATGATACACTTTCTACAAGCGATATAAAAACAATAGTAAATGCAACTAATAGTTCTACTGAACTTAATTGGAGATATCTATGGTTTAATGCAACTGTTCCTATTAATTCATCTATAGTCATTGATATAGAATTACCTCTCGCATTGTGTACAAACTTGACTATTTATAAATATTATAACAACACTTTTCAACCCAATAAAGCTACAAAAATAAATAGCACCTCATGTTCTTTTTCCATTAATATTACAGATGATGATTTTAAAGGCGATTTGACTTACGGCGCACGGAGACGGAAAGAGAACGGATTTATTGAACCACAAAATAAAGATATAGGTATTGGTATATTTTGTGGATGTACAATGGTTACAGGTAAAAAGTACGTGATGTGGGATGATGATAATAGAGTAGGAAGGGTTCATGAAGCATTACCGGATCCTGATGAATTATGGAATGGGTTGAAGGCAGCATATGGTAAAAATGTACTGCAGGTTGACGATAAGGGTAACGTTGGATATTGGGATATCCGGGATCAAATGGACAAAAATACGATGTATAGGTTGGAAACATTATACCCACAAACGGTGTCGTCGGCGAACTATGATGGTGATGGTACATACGGTGTACACGGTATATATCGCAACCGGACCCTTCTGATGGTGTATAAAGTAAACGCCAGAAACTCTGGTCTTACTACGAGAAGTAATGTTGAAGGTGATTGTATCAGCAACCACGCAAAAATCAGTTTTGAATCACACCCTGGAATGATAGGTGTGTTTACGTCAGTTTATGATCCGCAGATAGAAAAATTTTCGGGCAGTGGTATTAAGTTTATTACTACAGAGGAGGAATTTGTCAAGCTTAAATATTTTGTAATTTACAACAATGCCACGAGGTTACATTATTATGATACAAGTGAGTTTAATGATAAACTTGGTAGCACAGCATATATCACGCCCTATGTCTCAGCATGTAGACATTAATACGAATTCTGCTAAAGTATCTTGATATGGTCTAGATACCGATAAAACTATCGCCCCATTTCTTTATAACATTTCCAAGAAATATTATTTATTGGTTCAATGATAATAGGATCGTCGGACTTGGTATAATTTTCTCGGTTTTTAGATTTTCTCTCACAACTATCCAAATACAAAGATTTTGCTATCTGCGCTACTAGTTCACCTCCCTGTATTTGGTCGATTTGTTCTAGCTCAATCATTTCTATGACTTTTATAAATTTAAAAAGTGTAGCTATATCTATTTCTTTATTCTTAACTCTATTAAAAATATCAGTATAATAACGATACAAAAACCAACATTGTGTTGCACATATGTTAGTGAACTCGTTTTTATCTATTACATTCGGAGGTGTATTATATCGGTTAATTAAAGATAATAATAGTCCAACATCCTCAAATAATTGTTTGCTATGTTTTTTATCTCGTATATGAAAAGTATTGTCTTTAATGTCGTCTGGGTGCATAAATTTCCTTAAATCGGTTGATTCTGAACTCATTATAATTAATAAATATAATCTCTTTATATATTAATGAATACTAAAAAGATAAATAAAAAATCTAGAAAGATAAATAAAAAATCTAGAAAACTAACTCTAACAAAAAAATCGAAACCGATAAAACGGAGACGTGTTACGCGCCGCAGTAAAGCTCTAAAAAGTCTTCGACGTAAATATGGTAGAAGATATACAGGGGGAGAGCCGCCTAAGTTTTCAGCGGTTCCGTTTAATTCGCTCGGAGATTCGTCCAACCCAAGAGCCGCTGCGTTCAAGATTGGAGTGGCATCAGCATTAAATCAACAAGAGATGAATTCTATGTTTGGCGGGACTACTGGTATCATAATCCCATCATTTCCGGAACTTGTTCCTCAAGCATACACTGCAAGTGCGGCAGCTTTATCTGGCAATAAGACCCTTGTAGATGCTAAAGCACAGTCAGTCGGAGATTCTTTCGCGGTAAGTAGAATCTAGTGTACAACCGTTCCGACCAATTACAATAAACGCTCAATTCATTAAATTATATTCGTGATATAATTTAATGAATATATCAGATTTATCACTTACAGTATTTATTATTATAATGTTTATTGTTCTTTTCGGATTCAATCTATTTACCATTGGAATTTCAAAAATTAAAAATGATTGGCCGATATATAGATGCAACCCAATGGTTATGCCATTCGCATCATTATTTGGTCAAGATACAGTAACAAATTTTACATACTGTATACAGACTATGCAAAGCAATTATATGTCATTTTTAATGCAGCCTTTGCATTATAATTTGGATATTATTGGAAATTTGGGGTCACATATAACTGAGGCGATTAACGATGTTCGAGCTTTCTTTAACAATATACGGAATTTTATCACCAGTATAGTTCAAAGCATTTTCGGTGTATTTTTAAATATATTGATAGAGTTCCAGAGCGTAACTATAAACATCAAAGATATGTTTTCAAAAATTGTAGGAATAATGGCGACATTAATGTTTACGCTAGACGGATCGATAAAAACAATGACCGCTACATGGGCTGGCCCTCCCGGACAATTAACTAGAGCCTTGTGTTTTCACCCAGATACAAAAGTCAAACTATCAAATAATAAAGTGTTTAGGATGAAAGATGTCCCATTAAACTCAAAATTATCAAATGGATCAATCGTTAAATCAGTAATGACTATAAGCAATTTAGACGATAACGGTGAACAAGTTGAACGTTTATACTCTATTAAAGGCGAAGGAACTGATATACTGGTCTCTGGCAGCCATCTGATATATGACACAAATAACAGTAAATTTATTTGTGTATCTGAGTTGAGCTGTGCTATTAAAACTGATATAAAATGTCCAGAACTTTCGTGTCTAATTACCTCGAATCATACTATACCTATAGGCCGATGGATATTTCACGACTGGGAAGATAATAACGGTTCTATTTCAAAACAAATATAATATAATTTTGAATATAAGTTTGAATAATAATTATAAACAGTAAATTATATACACATAATAATGGAAGCAGACCCATTTATCTCAAACATGAAGCAAATTTATATACAAAAAGGTTACTGGGAAATGTACGGAGTTGACGTTTTTACGTCTATTGTTATTTGTATAATCTTCTTTATTCTCTCTTCTTATTTTTATATATTAAATAATATCGATCCTATAAAAGCTAACTGGGCAACAGAACGTTGTAGTCCAGCGGTTATACCGTTTGCAGGAATTATTAATAGGGGAGCAGGAGAGTCCGTATTAGATTTTACAGAGAAAAATTTTACAGGATGTATACAGTCTATTTTAACAAATATAACATCGTACGCATTCCAACCAGTTTATTATATTATGAATAATTTAACTAGTCTGTTTTCAGAATCTTTAGATGCTGTAAATGGGATAAGAGCAGAGTTTAACACCATTCGTAATTCGATGACAGGGTTTTCAACAGAGGTTATGGGTCGTACATTGAACATCACATTACCTGTATCTCAGATGGTGATTACTATAAAGGATATGATGTCAAAAATAATGGGAACATTTTCTGCGTCTATATTTACACTGTTTGGAAGTTTTTTAACGCTTAAATCATTTATGCTTTTTATAATGGAATTATTGACTGTTATTTTGTACATTGTTTTGGGCACCGGGATGGTTATGTTTGGGATATCTATGATACCTCTTTTCGGACTCTGGGCTATTCCGATTGTAGCCGTAGATTTAGCACTTATGCTATCTATCTTAATACCCACAATTGTTATAAGAGATATGATGAGCGATGTTTTATCGCTGTCGACTAGATCTCTTCCAGAAAACCCATCATGTTTCATAGGAAACACTGCATTAGAGATAAAAAATAATAGAGTGGATGGACAGATAGAAATAATAAATAAAAGTATAAGCTCCGTTGAAATTGGCGATGTGTTAAAAACAGGGGAAATCATTACAGCTATAATGAAATTTGCGAGAAACGGGCAGACTATATATGACAATGACGGAATTTTCGTCACAGGCGAGCATATGATATGTATTCCTTCCGCAGCAGGAATAATACAATGGATTAAGGTAAAAGACCATATAAAAAGCATAAAGACCGAGTTAAATGATGAGTTTGTCTATTGTGTCGGCACAAACACGAAAAGTTTTTTGATTAAGAATAAACATTCATTATACTCTCATTTTTTGGACTGGGACGATATAACTGATGAAAATTTCGAATTGATTGAGAGAAATGTATTAAATAAAATACCTACTTTTAGAAAAAAAGATATACATTATCATTTAGACAACGGATTAATAGGAACAACTATGATTGATTTATTGAACGGAAATAAAATTAATATTAGCGATGTTAATGTAAATGATATTTTAGAACACAATGTGAAAGTTACAGGAGTGATTAAACTAGACGGTAAATATATAAAAAATATAATGAACTATACTAATGATGAAATAACAATAACTGGGGCAAATTTAAATTTGTTTATACCAGTGAAAGAAACTAAAGAGGTTAAGTCATATGATGTTTTATATCATTTACTAACAGACAAAGGTTATTTTTCGTCAAATGGAATTATGATGATAGATTATAATTACGGCATAAATAAATATTTATACAATAATTAGTATACTTCGGTTTTATTATTATTTTTATTATTATTTTTATTATTATTTTTATTATTATTATTATTATTATTATTATTAGTATTGATTATTTTATTTTTTTTTTTTAGTTATTAATATAATCAATGGAATTTAAAATTTTTGGATATACTATGCGATTAGAGGTTATCATCATTTGTATATTGTTGGCGAATTTTATAGCAATAATGACATGGTGTTCTTGCGCAGGTGGTGCGAAAGAAGGGTATGAAGCGGCCGCAAGTGTTGCGAAAGGAACGCTTGGGTATACTAAAGGCGGCGTAGACGCTGCGGCTGATTTCAACAACTGGAGATGGGATGTAACGCCGAAAGATATATACTCCAGTTTAACTGGCAATGTCGGCGGACCAGTTCCTCTACCTGAAGGAGAGATGGTTTTATTCTCTCAAAACAAAATAAGCCCATCATGTTGTCCAAGCGTATATTCATCTTCTAGTGGATGCGTGTGCGTATCCCCCAAACAAATGCAGTATCTCAACGAACGCGGCGGGAATCGCACGTACGGAGAATAAATCTAATATTATTCGAAATGAGTATTATCACGTATTTATATATTGTAAATACTTGATAATAAATGAAACGTGTACACTGATATGCTATTCGCCAAATATAAATCACATTCCAATTAACCCGAATGAAAACGTAACACACGATTCGATTGGTTACACCGTAACTTCTTATACTATGATTGACTGTATCATCGCATCACTGTATAATTCTATTTTAATCATTATTCAACTATCAATTATCCTCATAATTTCCACCATCATCATCAAACTCCCCTCCCTCCGCATATTCCTCTCCTTCTATCACATCATTGTCGTCGTCATCTACTTCAATCAATTCTTCACTCATAGCCGACGGATCTTCTAACGCTTCTGCTGCTTCTTCGTCCCGAAAGTCTGCGTCATACTCGAAAAACCCTTTTCGTGCGGCTTTTC